GGGCAGGTTGTTGATTTGGACTTCTATGTGTTTGGCGGCGCTAATCTGTCGGCCACTCAGATGGGAATTTTTATTATTACGGGGACTGGGACGGATGAGGGGGTAAGTAAGCTGGCGTTTGGGTTTAATGGGGGTGGAGGAGGATCAGCGGGGTGGACGGGGCAGAATAGGGTGGTTGGGGCTCTGTTTTCGCCTATTTTTATTGGGAAAGTGACGCAGCCTGCGGTGGTGGGGCGGATGCCGACCAATGAGACTGAGGTAGGGGTTGTGCTCTGTATGACTCCCACAGGGACGGCGGGTGCAAGTGATTTTCTGGATTTCTCGGGCATTCAGCTGAGGACGGCTCCGGCGTTGGCTTCTTATGCTGCGGCGTTTACGGCTTATACGGCCTGGTCGCTTCCGACGCCTCCTTTTGTTTGGAGACTGAACGAGGCTGCGCTGCAGCAGGCGTATTATTGGAGGATTAATGAGGGGCCAGCGCTGAGTGTGATGGCGTCGGGGTGCAGGTATACGTCGCCGACTAACTCGGACTGTCTGATTGCGTTTCCGGTGCCGATGGGGAAGGTGCCGACTATGGCGTTTGCGCCGGGGTTTGCGACGGACTCGGCTGGAGCTGGACTGTTTAATTGTCAGGCACTGAGTATTGTGCCAGGGATGGTAGCTACTAATCTGGGAGCGCCAGTTGAATGTGTAGCGGGGACTGGAAATACGGTTCGCCCGGCTGCTTTTCTGTATAATAATGGAGGGACTGGAATGATTGCTGCGGATGCGGAGCTGCATTAGGTGTTGAATGGAAATTCCAATGGTGGGTCATTGGCCCTGAACCGATCTTCGATCGGTTCAGGTCCAAGACCGAATTTGGCCTTTCCTGGGCCACTTCAGTGTTTGTTTCAGAAGAAGCGGTTTAAGGTGCTGTGGGGTGGTAGAGGTGCCGGGAGATCTTGGGGCTGTGCGAGAGCGCTGCTGGTGATTGGAAGAGAGAAGGCGACGAGGATTTTGTGTGTTCGAGAGTATCAGAACTCGATTGATGACTCCGTTTATAAGGTGCTGAAGGACCAGATTGAGGCTCTGGGTTGGGGCAATTTCTATGATGTGCAGAAGACGCGGATTTATGGGGCAAATGGGACTGAGTTCAATTTTGAGGGCATCCGGAATAATGTGAACAGGATAAAGTCCTATGAAGGGATTGACATTTGCTGGGTGGAGGAGGCTGCGAAGGCGCGGAAAAACTCTTGGGGAGTACTCATTCCCACTATCCGGAAAGAAGACTCGGAAATTTGGCTGACGTTCAATCCTGAGCTGGAGACGGACTACACCTATCAGAGGTTTGTGAAAGATCCGTCGTTGAGTCCAGTTTCTCCGAGACGGTTTGCTGAGCCGCTGGGCAATTCCATTATGCTGGAGAGTGAGTCCTCGTTTGTTTGTAAGATGACTTATAGGGATAATCCGTGGTTTCCGGAGGTGCTGAGGAAGGATCTGCAGGCGGATAAAGAGAGGGACTATGATTATTATTTGAATGTTTGGGAAGGGCATTGTCTGCAGATTCTGGAGGGGGTGGTTTATGCCAAAGAGCTGCGGAAGGCTGCGGAGGAGGGACGTATTGCAACTGTGCCGTGGGAGCGAACTATTCCTGTGGATACATACTGGGATTTGGGCAAAAGGGATTGCACATCAATCTGGTTTGTGCAACAGGTGGCAATGCAAATTCGCATACTGGATTATTACGAGGCTACGGGGGAGGATGTGGAGCATTTTATGGATGTTCTGCAGAACAGACATTACGTGTACGGCTTGCATGTGCTCCCGTTCGACGCGGAACACGAGAAGCTTGGGATGCGGAAAACCATAAAGGAGCAGATTTCTGCGGTTTATCCTAAGAAGGTGAGGATTTGCAGGAAAATTGCTCCGGTGGATGGCCGCAATATGGTCCGGATGCTGTTCCCGAATATGTGGTTTGATGAGGATAAGTGTGAAGATGGACTGAATGCGCTGAGGCACTATCAGTTTCGGGTGGAGGAGGAGAGTAGGGGAGACAGGGCAGGACAGTTGAGTAAAGATCCGGTACATAACTGGGCTAGTCATGCGGCGGATGCGCTGAGGTATATGGCGGTGACGATTAGAGACCCGCAATTTGATAGGGGAGAGGAGCAGGATCTGGGACGGAGGCTGGGAGATGTGATTGTGAATAAGTGGAGGGATTTGGCTCCTAATCTGGGGTGGATGGGACTATGAGTCTAGCAGAGACTTCCCGGAAGGGGTTGAGCCTGACTACTCCGCTGAGGTCGGCCTTGACGGGGAATGTGGTGCTGGATCAGGCCAGGGATCGGTGGGATAGGTGTCAGGAGTGGGAGTCTGACTTTCGACGAAGATTTATTGCGGACGTGCAGTTTGCGAATGCGGACTCGGATAATGGGTGGCAATGGCCCGACACACTGAGAGCAGCCCGAGACACGGCTGCCAAGCCGTGTCTCACTATTAATGTGGTGCGGCAACATAACCTGCAGATTGGCAATGGACTTAGAAGGAACAAATCCTCGGTTCGAGTTGTCGGGGTCGGAAATGGAGCAACTGCTGAAAGCGCTGGCGTTTTCCGAGACCTTATTAGGAGGATTGAGTATCAGAGCCAGGCGCAGGCTTCGGTATACGCTCCGGCGCGAAAATGGCAAATTGACGGTGGAATTGGCTGGATCAGGGTTGCCACGGATTACGCTGGGGATGACACGTTTGACCAGGAAGTCTTTCTCAGGCCAGTCTTAGATCCGCTGACGATTTATGTCGATCCAGACTGTAAGATGGCGGATTGCTCGGATGCGAAGTTTTTGTTTGCGTTTGATCGGATGCTGCCAGAGGAGCTGGATGATCTTTATCCGGGGCAAGGGCCGTGGGAGAGGTCTCCGCTGCAGGTTGGGCCGGAAGAGCTGGAGCATGACGATAGATGCATTGTGATGGAATATTTTGTGGTGGTGCCAAAGGATGACCAGCTGGTAAGCTTTGTGGGGCCGAATGGGAAAAGGAGTCAGATGAAGAAGAGTCAGCTGGAAAAGATGAAGGGGCATGAGACTGTTCTGGATAATCCGCTCACGAAGACGAGGACGATTACAAGCCCGGAGGTTAGAAGGTATTTTATTGTGGGGAATAGGGCTGTTGGGGAGGATGATGATCCGGAGGATGACGAGGGCAATCCGTATCAGCTGTGGATTGGGAAAAGAATTCCGTTTGTGCCGGTGAAGGGGGAGGAGTTTTCGTTCCGAGGGCGGCTGGATAGGAAGGGACATACGCGGTCCATGAAGGATGCGCAGAGGATGTTTAATTACAACGCGTCTTCCCAGGTTGAACATATTGCGATGCAGGGAAAGACTCCGTGGACGGGGTCTGTGGATGCGTTTGCTGGGCTGGAGAATTATTGGGAGAGGGCAAATACGACTAATTCGGCTTGGCTGCCTTTTAGGCATAAGGACTCGGAGGGGGATGAGATACCGCCGCAGGCGCTGCCTCAGAGGGTGCAGCCGCCTACGACGAGCCCGGCTTATGCTGATATGATGGATCGGGCTTTCAACTGGTTGATGATGAG